TTTAGCCTCTATAAATTTCATCAGCCACTCCCATTTTAATTGTTTCTTTGGAATTAAATTGAATATCTTTAATCAATAGATTATTTAGCATTTTTTTAGTGATTTTCGTTTTTGTTAAATAAATATTATTAATATGTTCTTGTACTTTAATACAGTTTTTGTAAGTATCATCGATATATGCTAGTTTACCCCAGCAACCAGAACGCAATTCGTGAATAAGTACGTATGAATTTTCACCAACATATCTTTTTTTACCATGAATACTAATAATAGTACCCGCAGAAGAAACATCACCGTCAATAACGGTATTAACAGGGACCTTTAAATTGTTCATACAATCAATAATTGAAAATGCCGAACTAACACAGCCACCATCAGTTGTAATGTGTAGATAAATTTCTGGTTCAATTTGGGTTGCAATAGCTTCCATTTTGAGAGAAGTTTCTAAAATTCTCAATTGCTTACATAATTGAAAAGCTTTTTTTTGAGTAATATTGTCAGAAAAATAGATATGATTATTAAAACTATAAATATTACCTTCTCCTGTTTTTGTAATGCAATCGTCATCATCTTCCATACGAGGGCGCTTTCTTTTGTTATTAAACTCCATTATTATTATATAATATATAATATAATCTTATATTGTTTTAGCAAATACATACAATGATAAAAGTTATTTATATATATTGGGCACAAAAATTTATAAATGCTCCTGATGTTGTTAAAAAGTGCTTATCATCTTGGAAATTACATAATTCTGATTGGAAGATAATAGAATTGGATGATGATAATTTGTATGAGTATATAAATATAGATATGTTAATACCTGAAATAAATAAAAAGGAGATAACTAAGACCAGTTATTCTGATATAGTTAGATTATTTTTACTTGAAAAATATGGAGGCTGTTGGTGTGACGCTACGACTTTTTGTAATAAATCATTAGATTCGTGGTTGAATGCTTGTGTAAATGATGGTTTTTTTGCGTTTGATAGACCAAATAGAATGGATAGATTAATATTATCATCGTGGTTTTTATATTCTGATAAATCAAGTTATATTATTAAAAGATGGAGGGATGAGACAATTGAATATTGGAATAAAAATAATAAAATGGATAACTATTTTTGGTGTCATTTATTATTTAATGAATTATATAATACGGACACTAAATTTAAAAAAATATGGGATGACGTGGGTAAAATAGATACGCGGATTCCTCATTATATACAAGAGCACGGTTTATTAAAGTGTGTGTGTGATAATGTAAAAAACCATGTTAAGGAGTGTAGAGCACCGATGTATAAATTGACATATAAATTTAATATAAATGAATATAATGAAGATTGTAATCTAGCTTATTTGTTGAAATAAAAAGGAGTACATAATTTTATTTTTCTAAGATTTTTATAAACTTTTAGATTTTCAAGAGATTTTATTAATTATGTACTCGTTTTTTATTATTATTAAATATAGAGAGCTATGGAAAATTTAGATATTATAGTGGCATTTATAACAGTATTATTTATAATAGCCGCTTTATATTTTAATAAAGAAATCAATAGGCTATTTAATCAATATCACGTGGAACCATTTAATGTAGATAATAGTAATATAGGATTAAAATGGATATATTATAGCAATCGTGAGCCAAATGATGGTGAAAAAATAAATAGACAAGAATTATATGATATTTTAAAATTAAAGTTTGTATATCCCGTGATAATATCACAAGACACATTAGATTCTTTAAATATTGAGAATATCACATATGATACATATATAGATGTAGACGGTAGATTTTTTAAACCATATAATCCTAATAAATTACTAGCATATAATGCTGGTAGAAAATGGATAAAATTGGGAAGAGAAGATGATACCGAAAATTATGTATTGAATGATTATACAGAAATATTAAATAATAGTATTAAGGAAGCTATAAAAGCTAAAATTGCAGAAGAAGATTATGAAGATATAGATGGTGAAAACGTGATAACATTTGATAGAAGAGAATATGCAAATATGAAAGGGGATACAAATATAACACACGATTCGTATATAATTGTAGACGATAATATATACCAACCTTTATATCCGACAGAATATATAGCTTCTAATGTTGTTGAAGGTGGTAGTTTGAATTTAGATTATATTAAGAGTAGTGGAATGGATGCTTCATTTTCAGGTTCGACCGGTATTAATACACAGAACTCTATGGATACATACTCTTCAACAGATGCATACAAAACTGACGCAACTAATGCCGAGTTAAGTATGAATACAAATTATATGTATTACCGGCAAAGTGGAGATGATTTAGAAAAGACAATATTAGATCCTATTGAAGACACTTATTTACCATATAATGATGAGAAATATAAAAGTGACCCCGAGTTTGCGTCAACTAATAATATAAATGAATTTGTTATAATTGATGTTTATAAAAAACTATTGAATAGACATCCAAGACCGCAAGAATTGAATAAAAACTTACAAGACTTTTATGAAAAACTGGGAAATGAAGAGAAGTTAAAAATGAAGATATATAATTCAACAGAATATAAAATGATAGTTAAAATGCAATCAAATGATGTTGAACCTGGTTTAATAAGACATATTTCACACACTAAATTAATTGATAGTTTAAAGCCTTTATATAAACAGCATTATGAAAAGAATTTACCAGATAAAATGTTAGTTCCTTTAAAACAATGTTATATTCATTTGCAATATAATGATTATTTATTCAAGGCTATGTTAATGCATGATAAGTATATTATGTTTGAAAAAGCTGTAATTAGAGAATATATAATGACTGATAAAAAACTCTTAGATATTTTTAACAAACATTTTGTATTATATGAATTGAGATTGATAGCAAATGAGTTAAAGCGTCGTGATATAATCAAACGAAAGGCTTTTGAAACTCCAATTGCTCTTCATACAGATTCTAGTAAAAATGCGGCAAGTAGTACAGATAATAGTGATACGGCAATGAATAGCGGAAAACAAATATCGGATATTGTAAAAGACGGAAATAGTGTATTTAATATAAATATAACATTAAATGATAAAAATAAAGATGAAAGTAAGCCATATAGTATGACTACCGAAATCATAAATAATAATATGGATAATCGAGATATGTCAACGAGTGATAATTCTATAACAAAAGAAGAGGCATCAGGTGATTCAGATGGTTCGGATGGTTCAGGTGGTTCAGGTGTTTCAGGTGGTTCAGGTGTTTCAGGTGGTTCAGAGAGATTAGATGGAATACCTGAATATAAAGAACATCCTGATTATGGCACTATTTATAATAAAGAAGATGGTAAAGCAAATGGCTATAATACAATAAAACGAGATAAAAGTTATCGTATGGGGAATAGGATATATAATCCAATAACATATAAACAACAATATAGGGGACATCCCGGATATCGCCCGAATGTGTGTTCTTATGGGACAGAACAGGTTGTAAATCCAGTATTATTAAAGAATTCAAATCTATTTCAAGGGACAGATTTAGAAGATGCATTTAAAAATACACAAATAGGTAGTATTATGCCTAAATTTGAATATAGAGAATACGAAGAAATAAATTAAAATGTTTATATATATTAGTATTAATATGATTGGTGGTGAATATATTTCATATGAAGGTGGTTCTGTAAAAGTATATACGGGGCCTAAAATGGGCAAATTTGTTATAAATAAAAAAGGGAAAAAGGTATATCTAGATAGAAAAACAATAGCAGAAGGCTTAAAATATACTCCTAAAAAATCTGCTAAAAAAGCTTAGATTATTTTTAATATATGTATTTAAATTAGATAGCCTAATGTCTTCTGATGCAATAGATAATATAATAAACGAAATTGAAGGAAATAAACTAAGAATAGTTTATAATGAGTTTAATGATGTAATAAATATTATATCAAAGTTTGTGATTAAAAAGAAATTGATATTATATGGAGGTTTGGTAATAAATTTGGCATTACCAAAAAAGTTTAGATTTTATAAAGATTATACAATAAATGACTATGATTGTTTTTCAAAAAATCCATATAAAGATTCATTAGAATTAGCCATGCTTATAAAAAAAAATAACTATAAATACATTAAAATTAAAAAGGCAAAACACGACGGGACACTTAAAATATATGTATATGGTAAGCAAATTTTTGATATAACAATGATGGAATCAGAACAATATAATAAATTATTAACTTTTTCAAATAAAAAAGAGAATAAATTAAAATACTATACTGAAAAATATAAAACCATCCCAATAGAATATATGAAAATGAACTTATATTTTGAATTATCGCGCCCAGAACAATCTGGATGGCGATGGGAAAAGATATTTAAACGTTTAAATTTATTGGTAAAATTTTATCCAACTAAAAAAAGCAATATCAAAATTAAAAAATGTTTATGTATTAAAAAGCAATATAGTAAGGTTATTGAAAAATTATTAAATTATATTAAAAGCAAAAAATATCCATTAATTGACGGATACCCGTTAAGATTATATAAAAAGAAAGATTGTTGTTATCGTTTAAGTGAGTCTTCGCAATACACAACAATCTTATCAAATGATTATAAAAAAACAAAGAATGAAATTATAAAATTGTTAAAAGCTACATTGTCAAATAATACATATGATATAACTATAAAGCATAACGCTATCAATATATATAATTTATACGCATCATATGATATCAAAATAATAGAAAAAACAACAGGTGAATATTTTAATATAATTAAAATCATATTAAATGTAAATGAATGTTTTTCAATTAATGTAAAAGAGGGTTTTACAACCGGTAGCGTTGATACGAATCTATATTTTTTGTATTTAGATTATGTTAAAAACAAGATATATCTTAATAATTTAGATGAAGCAAAGGAAAATCTATATTATATAAATCAATATGAATATTATATAAAAAATATTATTAAAAATAATGTAACTAAGCGATTAAAAAGTGAATGTTATGGAAAGCTAAATAACGAAGACGAAATAAAGCGCGCATGGAAACAAAAATTAACTATTAAGTATTTGAGCTAATTATGTTTTTTAGAAGTTTCAATTGTTTTTTTAATATTTAAGTCTACATCATTATCAGAGATCTCGGATTCATCAGAGTTCTCAGTAGCATCGCTGGTGTTGGTGCAATCAGCATCATTATTTAAATTGTTGCTACAATTATATTCTACCAAAATTGTATTATTATTTTTATTCAATATAATTTTATCATTATTTTCTAATTTATTTAAGAGTTCCATCATTCTAAATTGTTTAATGATGTTAATATCGCCAAATAATGATTTTGTTGCTTCATTGTGCATACTAATGATTACTTCATCATAAAATGGCAAAAAACTGTTTAATATTAAATAAAAATTGGATAATATGTTATAATATAATGCTTTATAATTGTTAATAATGTTTAATTTCATTTTTATTAAAAAACACATATGGTTCTTATATAATTTTAACCAAATGTCCTTTTAATTGTGTAAATACAAAATGTTAATTTAACTGAATGTATGCTTGATTTATCTAAATTAGTGAAAGTAGTATCTTTGAGTGATAAATCAAATCTGGTTAAATCTGGTATTGGTGGGTTAAACATATGAGTTCCAGAATCGGAGAAGCTACCCGTACTAGTTCCATTATTAGTTTCTGATTTCTTAAAGTTTACACCATTGGCGTCACCAATATATTCAACCTTTTCCAAATATTTAACTACGTTCATATTGTTACCAGCTCTAATATAAGACGTGGCTCTTTCTATATTATTTAATATAACAAAAAAAGAGCTATCATATTCATTGAATGGTGCATTTGTAGGTGTTATAATTTTAACATTAATTAATTGTAAAGCGACCGCATTTTTAATAGATTCATCGAATTTAAAATAACAGCTGAAAAAGGTACCACCGTTTTCAATACCGTTAATTGAATCTAAGTTTATGATGTGTTTGTCATATGCGAATGTATTATCAATATTCGCGTCCATTATATTTTCCTTTATATTTAAAGTATATATTTATTTGATAGTGACGGATACATAAAAAGAGAGTACATAATTAATAAAAAAGTATAAATTATAAAAAGTTTATAAAAATTGTAGAAAAATAAAATTATGTACTCTCTTTTTCAAGAGCCATTAGCTTATTATATAATGAAGATAGCTCTTTATGTTCACAAGTTCCATTTTTTAGTTGTAATTTAAGAATTTTAACATAAAATTCTGTCATAATATTTTCAATAGCAATGAATTCGCAAGTTCCTTCTATATCAGGGTTTTCAGCATTGTAAAAATCATTAAAAACCATTATATAATTATTCTGAATACGTTATCCTTTATATAGTTCTTATTCACTATAAAAAATATAT